AGTCTCCTAGCCCTGACCTAGACTCTACCTCGTTATCTGGAGTAGCATATATTATTTTATACTGAGATTTTATCGTTGCATCTTTTACTGGCTTTACACCTGTATCTGGATCTACCTCCCACTCAGTAATAAGTGCTTGATACTTTGCACCAAAGTCTCCAATCTTGTAATACAAAAGTGATTCATAGGGTCTTACATCTGGTAGTGTATCCTTTTGTTTTATTACCATAGTCTTATTGAGTATAAACGTGTAATCAGCAATAGTAGTAGCCGACAGACTATGTGGAGAAAAGGTATTAGTTGCAGCAGTAAAGTTATTCAGGTAGTCCCTTTGTACACTCATGGAGGAGAGTGTATGAGTACCTGTGCCTGTGTTTGTTATATTTATAACTGTACCATCTTTAGCAGCAGATAACGTAAGTGTACTTGTAGTAGGAGTTGTAAGGACAAAGTAGGTTGTTTCTACAGCTAAACCAGCAGGAAGAGTAGTTGTCGTTGTTAGTATTACAGTGTTGTCCTTAACTAAGCCATGAGTTGAACTTGTAGTGATTACATCTGTTGCCGCAACAGCAGTAAAAGCAATTGTATTTAGTGGGATGGAGCTACCTGACACTCCATCTGCTGTTGCTCTTACGTGTACCTCATTACCAGCAGTTCCAGTTGCAAAACCTGTTAGGTCAATCACTTTAATCTCTGGTGTTCCACTACTAGGTGTACCCTTCATAATTAGTGCATACGCTTCGTCCTCACTTCTTCGGATAGTGTGTATAAACACATCATCACTATTAATAGAGGTTACACCAGCTATTTTTGTTATATGCTCAGTACATGGTCGTTTCTCTAAACCACGTGCAATATGGGACAGTCCATTTTCTTGAACCTCTCCCTGTGTGGGTAACCTTAGAGTAGCAGGTTGTTGGGATATACCATTAATTAAACTTGGTATAGTCCCTGAGATTAAAGCCATCTACTTCCTCCACGCATAATGTTGGTTAGCATCTTGGTTCCTGTCTACTATTCTAAAGGTGTCATAATCATCAAAGATATTAAAGTCTGCTACTTCTGACTGATACTCTAGTAAGTCTGACCATGCCTGTAGTTCGTCCTGCTGGAAAAAGGCATGTAACTCACTTGAACCTACTACTCTATCGTGGAAAATACGTGATGATTTAACTGCAATGTACCTACGAGCAGACTCAGGAAGACTGTCAAAGGGTAGGAACGTAACATAATCTACTGTTACATCATCTGTGAATAGATTGGTGTTCTTCTCTCTATCATAAAGGTATCCAGCACGTTCTATTATATCTGTTTTGCTAGACCTTTTTTTAGCTGTGGTATCTATTCGTAAGACATTGGTATCTATTTTAATCTTACCTCCGGTTGCTGTAGCATTATCAGGAGATAAAATCTTTTGAAGATCTGTATTAAATATCCACCCTCTTGATTGTACCTGTCTTGATGTGTTGTGGAGAATATCTTGGGCTATGGAGGCATCTTGTAGTCCTGCCTTATCATTTATGTTGGCAATCGGCTGTTCTCCAATAGTAGTCAGCATCATATTGACCGCCTGTAACTCCGACATATTCTCTAGTGCTCTTGTTGTCATGCTACCTGTTCCTTCTTTTTATATTTACTAGTACTTCCTAAGAAATTTCTACGATTCCGTGAGTACTCTCCGTGGTTGTAGATTGATTTAAACTGCCAAGGATGGAAGAGGATATAGGAGGGGTCTGTTTCTACTGCATCCTCTGCATCTTCTACTTTATTGTCATACTCAATTCCATCGTATCCCAGATCATTATTAATGAATCTAATTAGACCATGCATTTTGTAGAAATGTACTTCCGCTTTTTCTTCTGGGCGCATAGTTTCAAATCCCCTGTTCCAATTTGGTAACTCAATTCCTTCTCTTGTGTAGTCCTTCTCTAACATCTCATAAGCATAGTTCATTATTTGTTCTACGGCTGTTCCTTTACCAATGTATTCCATTAGTCTTGGGAAGTTTGTGTCATCATTTTTAAACTCTACTGGGTCGTGGGTAATAGGGTTTGCTCCTAGTTTTATCTCTCTTACCTGAGAAAGTATATCTGGTTTATCATAAGTCCAATCTTCAGCATCTTTCCTATGAAAGAACTTTTGACCATCTGCATCCACTCCACCAAAAAGTTTACCCTTGACATCAATACCACCTTGTAGATGCTCTAGAACAGAATCAAATTCCCAATGATATAATTCTGGCATTACTAGTAGATTATTTGCTTTTATAAATCCAGAATACCACTTATCTCCTGATCTAGTTTCTCTCCTATGTTTACCCTTTAGAATATCTTGAGCCTGTTCTATTGTACCAAAGTGACCAGCCATCTCTTGTTCTGTCTCTATTGGAGATTCTAAAGAACCATCAAATTTCTTTAACCTTGCTAGTACACTAGGATCAGAACCCATGTGTCTATTCCAAAATCCTATTGTAGTACTCACATCTGCACGTGTTCCATGATGGACTATTTTAGGAAATGTTTTTCTTTTCCCATTTACTACTACACTATCAGTTACCTGTGTTGGCCCTCCATAATTTATCCATGTAACAAACTTCTTATTATGTTTTATAAGGTCATTAGCTATTTTATATGCGTTCTTTTTAACATTTAATAGGTGTTGAACACTTTGTGTGTATCCTAGACCATACCTCTTTTCTTCCTCTGTCAAATCTTTTGGGTCTTTAAACATGATACCATCCTGACCAAACAATACATCATAGTGATCTATATGAAAGCGGTTGCCTGTACCAGAAAAATTTACTATATCCTGTATAGCATTCTTATTTTGAATCTTTTCATTTAGTAATATAGATTTAAAGTGAGCTTCCCCAGCCATCTTATTCCTTGCTGAACCACTTGCCTTCTCCTGTTCTTTTAAGGCTCCTAATAAATCATCTTCACCGACATTCCCGATTTGAGCGTTAAAAAGTAGGTCACTAACAGGTGAAAATCTCTTTACCATCCTGCTTATTCCATTAATTACTCTTGTTGTTAAAGCACTACCCTGCTTTTTGTAGTTACGTTGTAGGTTTTTTAATGATGATCTATAGTTTTTACGTATAAGTTTACCTGACTCTATCGTATCTTCCATACCAGTAGTTAGTAGTTTTGGGTCTGTACCCGCCCTTCTAACATTGCCAGTAGGTTTATTTTTGTAATCAATCATTAGTTTCCTATTGAAAAAAAAGGGAGTACCCACGTTAAAGGATACTCCCTAAGAGTTACCTTACTTCTATAAACCCTGAAGCAAAGCTACAGCACACGCAGGACGTAACACGTTATGTCCCATTGCGTACTTAGACACCATTAATGTACCCTGTCTGTTGATCTGATACTCAGATTCAACTGAAAGATCCATTAGTTTTACAGTAGCAACCGCATCTTTAGTCATTACTAATGCACGTACTCGCATTGCAACATCAGAGATGTAAGCGGTTTTACGTGCTACTGCTGAAGAACCAGTTGAACCAGTATTTGTCACATGGGTAGACCATGCGGCATGGTTGGTATTACCAACATCATACTGAGTTGTTCTTCCAGAACCTACGGATGAAGCTAGAGGCTGATGATCTCCCCAAGCTGGATTAGTATTGGTTTCATGAACTGCTACTGCACCCGCAGAATGAGTCCACAAATCAGAAGACCACGTAGTTCCTACTGTATTACTATAGGAACCTAAGTGGTTAGTTACGTACACAGGCATACCTAAGATTGTAGGTACTTGTCCTGTTGCAACACTTCCTGATCCACCAATGTCACGGTTGAAGATTGCTAGATCATTCAGGTTACTTGATCCTGAGATCTTAAACATGTCATAGTACATGTCATTTGACATAACTACGAATGGATCACCCGGCACATTGTTATTCGTGAGAATACGCTTGGCATCCATTAGGGATTGTGCAATCTTTTTAGGGTCTCTGATACTAGATGCAATTGAAGATGTAGTAGTCTCATCTCCACCTACAACTACGTTGCCTGAGAAATCCTCGTCATCAAAAGCCGTATACGGGCCTTGAATCATTGGAGCACCAGTTGTTAGTGCTGCCATAGCAGAAGTCTCACAGAGAGCTGCTTTAATACCAAGACGAAGGATATTTTGGTCAGCAACTTTACTGAGTCCAAATCCTGCTTCTTGAGTATAGATTGAGCGAATGTCATAATGCGACATTGCTTCGTCAATGTTCGGTATAAACTGAGCATTGACTAATAGATCGTCAACTGAGACAATCCGTTCACCTTGTTTAGAGGCAGTCGGTACTATCTCTGCTCCCGGTGTGTGATAAGCCGCATCACGGTACTTACCAGTCATCGGAAACTGTGCTGACTTACCTTTAGAAATCGTGCGGACACGATGTAAAGGCATCATTATATTCTTAGACTGGAAAGCTGTAAGCACTTCTCCTGCGTATAACTTTAGAAATAACGCTCTAGCATCACCAGTAGCGTTACTAACTCCAGACCTATGAATAGCACTATAATCAGTAGCCATTTTGTTTTTCCTTGATTAATTGTTATTGGTTAATAACTCAGAAATCGTAGTCTCACAAAGGTCAGCACAGAGTTATCCCACGCATGGGGCAAAGTCTTACTGTTTGTTTTTGTCTTTGATTCTTTGTTAGATGACGGTAGAATTATTCAGCCGTCCTGCGACCTGTGCTCTATAAGCAGGGTCGGTTTCATACCTCGGATCACTCATTGCCGAAGTAATTTGAGCTAGTGAATCATAACGTGGTTCAATTGACACATTAGTATCACCAGTCATTAACGAAGGCATTGCACCTTCAGACTGTTGGTATCGTGCGTATAGACCTGTAACTGCTAATTCTGCTGTAGCATCTAAGTTGTTTATCTGTTTATTAAAAGCTTCTGCTTCTGTTGGATGTAAGTTGTTATCAGCCCATTGTATCATTTGATTGTAGGACTCACTACCTCCAGCTAAATTATAGAGAGTATTTATGTTTTGATCTGCTTTAGCCTTTTGGCCTTCAATCCAAGTATTAACCATTTCACGTTGTATACCTGCTTCTTCAAGTGCTTCGTATGCTTCGCTAGATAGGTTTCCAGTTTCATTTAGTTCATTTTGGAAGACCTCAAAATCTAATCCTTTTTCATCAAGTAGTTGGTATACTTGTGATGTAGACTGTTCTTGAATCTCTTGAGTCTCTTGAGCTTGTTGTTCGGTTTGCTGATACTGTTCTACTTCTTCTTGACTACCTGATAACTTCTGTTCCAGACTCTTGTATGCTTGTGCCATTTCTTGAGGAGATCCAAATTTCTCTGGGAGCCACTCAGGTCTATCTTGTGTACCTGCGGTTGGAGCTTCGTCTGAGAGTCCTATATCACTAATTTCAATAGGTGTTTCTACCTTTGCTAACATCTTGTGTATATGATCTGGAGATCCGGCAGAATTTGTTCCTTCACCTTGATATGTACTTACTGAATCTGTTGACATCGTTTCCTTTTAGAGTGTGTGATTATGCGGTTCCACCCATCTGTTGAGATATTGCTTTCTGGATAAACTCAGCCATTTCAGGATTGTCCTTCATACCATCTGCCATTCCTTTTGCAACTGGTGGGATTGCTCCTTTAACAACATCACTCATCATCTGAGCCTGTTGAGCCTTTTGCATTTGAGCCTCTTGAGCTTCTTGTGCTTGGGCTTGTTCCTGTTGTATTTGTTCTTCAGTCTTTATTAGTCCTCCTGTATCAATACCAAGTGAAGCTCCTAGTCTATCCATATAGTCATCAACATTAAGTCTCTGAGCTATTACTTCTGGGCCTAGTGGAGCTAGGTATTCTAAGAACTGTGCTAACTTAGTTAGGTCTTGACCTCTTCCTAGTGCTTCTAATCCAGTCACGACTTGAGGCCTTACTTTTCCTTTCGGAAAGTCGGGCATCTTACCTTCTTTGACTAGTTTCTGAAGTATTAGGTTTATAAGAGGAAGCTGAAATTCTTGAGAAAGAACAGAATAGACACCGCCTAGAGCACTCTCTAGTTCTTGTGCCATGAAGCGTACTTCTTCTGCTGTAACTCTTTCAGCGTTTCTTTGTACTGAGGAATTGAGTAGGAAAGCCGCAGATAACCTATCTCTAATAGAGTTCATAGTTTCTAGAGCAACTCTAAAGTCGTTGAACTTATCAAGCTGTAATGTAGAAACATCATTTGCATCACCTTGTACTATTGCACCATTGGGTGCATCTGCTACTGTTTTAATTCTTGTAGTACCATTAGGTCTAACTAAGAATAGGACTTTAGCCGCAGCCGCAGATCCTTCTACAATAGCCTGTGTCAAGGCTTCAAGAGAACGAAGGTCGCCTAAGTATTCTTCAACGAGTCCTCGTCCGTAGGATTCTCCATCTACCCTACTAAATCGTAGTGCAATGAAGGGGTTCTTATCAATCTTGTATCTGCCATAAGACTCAGGGATAGGTGTTGTCCCTATTTCCTGATGTACATGCCAATACTTTTCTTTGTTACAAATGTAAGTGTATAGCTCATAGGGCTTATCAGGAGTTTCAGGGGTCAACTCCTCCGGTGAGGAAAGCCCTAGAGCTAATCTTGCTTCTGGAGATATAGTCTTTGCATCAAGTGTTTCTTTTGTTATCAAGTATAGTAAGTTCCCCATAGGATCACGTTTGCATATATACCTATCCAAATGGAATACTCTCATTCCACCTTTTTCTGGAAGATATAGTAAGCAGTTACCTGTGACAATCAAATGTTTTAATGCTTCAAACACAGGTACACGATATGCACTACTTTCTATCTCACTCATTGCAGCTCTTTCGATACGTGAGAATCCTTCTTCTACTGCACCACGTTGTTCTGTATCTCCTGCTATTTCTGCTAGATCAAAGTCATCAATTGTTAGTCTAAAGAAAGGGGAGTTAGGAGGGAGTAATGTGAGAAGTAGTTTACTAGACAAGTGGTTCACACCTCTGGAACCTATGCTTTGAAAAGGAGTCTTATATACTGTAGAAAAGTTTGCACCTGAATCGGGGAGAAGTGAGGGGATAGTTAATTTAGCACACTCTCTACCTCTATTGAGATACGTTTCACGTTCCCCAAAGGAATGCTCATACAAACTAGCAAGTTGACCAATGGGTAACTCTTCTACTTTGTTTTTCATGCAACCCTAACTTTAAGTCCTTCTTTTCCTCTGTTACCCTTCTTCCTTTTAGATGTAGTTAGTTGGCCTTTAGATCCATATTTACCAGATTTCTCTGAAACTTCTGTACCAGAACCCATAGCTTGTTTAGAGCCTCCAGCTTGACCACCTTCGTCTTTTCCACCTTTACCACGAGCTTGATCCCAAATAGCTTTTAATGTATCTGCTCCTCTATGTAATTCAGCTCTACCCGCAGAAGTTGCTGCGTGGACTCCTGCTCTTGCCGCAGATGTTCCCTCATGTAGTCCAGTTCTTGCCGCAGTAGTTACTCCATGAATATTTGATTTTGTTGTGGAAGCTGCGGTGTGTAAATTCTTTTTCAATTGGGTTGTTCCACCAGCCACAGCCTTTTGAAGATTAGATATAATAGTAGGTTTCTTAGGTATAGTAATTTTTGGAATCTTGATCTTAACTTTTGGAATCTTGATCTTAATTTTTGGAATCTTGATCTTTGGAGTCTTGATCTTAATTTTTGGTGGCTTCGGTGTCCCCCCACTTCCTCCTGCTAGTGCAACCTCCCCTTCATACTCATAAGAATCTGATGATAATTTTACAAGCTTATCGTTCTTCCATTCATAGTTGACTTCTGTATATAT